GTGAACCATACGGCGGAACTGTTCGGCCAGCGATACAGATCAAATCAGATCCAAAGCGACCACTACGCCCTCAAAACGATGTTCCCTACATACGCCGTCGTCGGTGATAAGATAACGCCTGCAAAGGTCGGAAATGCTAAGGCTAAGCCGATTGAGAGATACTTCCTGCACCTTAACGATACATACTGCCATCTGATGCCGAACTGGTCCGGATTCGGTGTTACCTCGGATAAGAATAAACAGCCGAATTCGGATGCTCTGAATAGAATGAAACGAGGCTTTCCGGATGAGGCAGGATGCCGCGAGCAGATCCGCAGGATCATCGAGGTAGAACGCAAACAGAAACGGGCCGAGTTTGTGGCCGGATGGAGCAAGACGGCGGAAGACCGCAGGCTGCCACTGCCACAGCAGCAGTACCTGCTGACATTCGGAGCTGAGACCGGATATAAGAACGCGCTGGAGGGATCCGGACTGAACATCAGACTGCTTGGATCCAAACGAACATACGACTGCTTTGACATCAATTTCCGCAGGTATTCTCATATCAGATGGAATGTCAAGTATGATCCTGACAATCTCGACACTGTCCTTGCTGTCAATGACGACGGATCGCTCCAGTTCCTGCTCGAATCGAAATACATTCAGCCGATGGCGCTTGCAGACAGGCAGCCGGGCGATGCGGAGCAGCTTGCCAGGATAGAATACTTCAATCGTCAGCAGTTGGAGCCGGAAGTCAAAGCGATAGTCTGCGGGGCTGAGCAGAAAGTGATCGAGATGTTCGACAGGCACCCGATGCTTGGAAACACACTGACAAAGGCGCTGATCGCTGACTCCTCAGGACAGCACAAGGATCAGAGGAATGCAAAAAGGCTGGCAGCACCTGATGAAACAATCGATGATCAAGGGGTTCAAGAGACGCAGCCAGCAAAGGAGCAGAAAAGAAAGAGAAGCACATTCGACTTATACTAATTTCAAATACAGATAATCATGAAAAGGACAGAAAAACAATCAATCGCTGACAGAGTCAAGGAGTATGTCAGTAACAAAGAGAGCCAAAGACAGGCTGCTGCAACCCTCAGGGGCGTCAGCTCGGCAACACTCAGCCAGATCATCAATGGCAAATGGGAACTGATTTCTGATGAAATGTGGCGCACTGTCGCTGCACAGGTCGGGTATGACGCGGATAGGTGGGTGCTCGTGGAGACCGAGGGCTATATCCGGATGTATAACCTCATGAATGACGCCCAGCTCAACCACTTGTGTATGGCGGTCATCGGCGATGCCGGATGTGGAAAATCACAGGCGATAAGATCCTTTGCCGATAGAAAGCGCAATGTCCTGGTTCTTTCCTGCTCGGAGTATTGGAACAGAAAGTATTTCCTGACCGAGCTGCTTAAGGCCATGGGAGTAGAAAGCGCCGGCAGTACCGTCGTCGATATGATGTCGGATGCTGTGTATCACCTTAAGCGCCGTGATGGAGTTCTCCTGGTTCTCGATGAGGCGGACAAACTCAGCGACCAAGTGCTTTACTTCTTCATCACCCTGTACAATCAGCTGGAGGACCATGTGGGAATTCTCCTGTGCGCGACAGAGTATCTGAAAAAGAGGATAGACCGTGGTGTCAAGAATAACCGTAAGGGCTACAGGGAGATATTCAGCCGTGTGGGACGCAAGTTTATTCCGATGCCTGTTGTGTGTGATGGGGACATTGAGTCAGTCTGCCGTGCGAACGGGGTGACTGACAAAGATGATATCGAGGAGATAATCGAGGGATGCGACTGCGACCTCCGCAGGGTCAAGAGACTTGTTCACGCTATTAAACAGGATTCAAACGCTGATTAAACGGTATTCAGATGAGACGTGCGATAAGCAACAGGAATGTATGTGACGCCACTTTCAAGGTGGCCGAGTTTCAGGGGGAATGGCTTGCCTCCATCGGCAAGCCTGAACTCCGTGGGGCTTGGACGATCTTCGGTGAAAGCGGAAGCGGAAAGACGCATCTTGCCCTTTCCCTGCTTAAGTATCTGACCGGATTTGTCAAAAGGTGCGCATACAATACGCTGGAGCAGGGACTGTCAAAGTCATTCCAGACAGCATGGAATGATGCAGACATGCAGAGTGTGGGAACAAAGGTGATTGTCTATGACAAAATGCCGATTGAGGAGATGAAAGAGCATCTGCGCAGGCGCAAGTCCCCGGATGTGATTGTGATTGATTCCGTTTCCGCACTGGTGGGGTTCACACGCCCGGCTTTCGCAAAGCTCATCAATGAGTTTCCTGACAAACTTTTCATATTCATCGCCCATGAGGAGAATAACAAGCCCCATCCCGCGATAGCACAGTTCGTCCGCAAGATGTCTGAGGTCAAGATCAGATGTGTCGGGTATAAGGCAAATGTAACGACGCGATTCAAGACCGCTGACGGTGGCGGAGAAGACCTGATAATATGGCAGGAGGGCGCGGATGAGTACTGGGCTGAAAACTTATAAGACTATGGCAACAATAATGGATCAGCAGCAGAAGTGGCTGCTAAAGAAATTTCACACACTGTGCACGAAGCTCGGAATGAAGGACTTTGAGAAAAGGGCTTTGATAGAGAGTTTCGGGGTTGAGAGCAGCAAGGATCTGGACAATCACCAACTTATTGACCTTGTGCATACCCTTGAAATGAAAGCGAACCCCAAGGCCAGCGAGGGCGACCAGCTCCGCAAGAGGGTCATCGCTGCTATCGGAGGATGGCTTCGTGTCTCAGGACGGGAGGAAAGCCTGGATCTGATAAAGGGCATAGCCTGTCGTGCCACCGGGTATGACAGTTTCAACAAGATCCCGAATGAAAGGCTGCGTAACATTTACTGCGCATTCTCAAAGAAGACTCAGGATCAGAAAAAGATAAACGAGATCACTGACAACTTTTTCGTCCAGATGATGACAGGAGATCTTCCGAAACCAAACAGTAAAACACTCAACTAAACTATAAGTATTATGAGAAAGAACAATGTACCACTAACCAAATGGGAGGTCAGGAACCTCTGCATTTATGTAGGCTATGCACTTGTTGTGCTCGTGCCCGTAATTCTTAAGCTCGCAAAATTGATTTCATGGCCTTGGATTGGGGTTCTTGCCCCTCTGTGGGTTCCGGCGCTGGCTGCCGTGATCTTTTTCCTGGGAGCAGTGATATATGTCGGGATCCAGTGCAAGGCTGAGGACTTCAAGGACATCGATGATATTGAGGAATAACAACAGGAAAGGAACTATGACAAAGACATTAGTAGGACGCGGATATATACCCAAGGGGTGTATCGCGATGGATGCCAAAACTGGCCAAGATGTGGATTTAGGAGAAAGGGCGTACCACATCGTCAAGGATATTTACAAAAAGGCGCTGACTTGCAAGAGCGACAAAGGCAGGGAGTATAAGCTGGACCGCGAGGTGATCGATGTGGTTGACATGCTTTCCGGACGCAAGTACACTGTGGAATTCAAGCCAAGCAATCTTGTAGATGATCCGGAAGTGGTCAAAGCTTATGAGACCGAATCTGACTTTATGGCCGAGGCGGAGGAGTTCATGGCGAAGATAAAAGACAGGGTCCCCAAAGGTTGTGGCTTTTCTCTCATGATGGTTGCGTCTCAGGATAAGGGATCAGAAAGGAGAACCACAGGTCTTCTGTTGGGATATCCGGGACAAATAGCCGATTCGGTAAGCAAGTACCTCGCTGAGAATCCTAACATAGCCGGGCTTATAGGGGCAGCTGCACTGTCAGCGAGATTCAGCAAGAAATAACCAACTAAACACACAAGACAATGGCAAGAAAAAAGAAAGTCCTGATCGCAGGAGTGACCAGGGAACAGATGGAGGAGGCATTCGCACAGTATTGCCTCGCAGATGCTGAGACCAACAGCATCGTGGCACAGATGGAGAAGCAGTTCGTGACTATCCGTGAGAAACACGCTGACAGGCTCGCAGAGCTGGAGGAAACCAGGACCGAGGCGTTCGAGATCATACAGGCGTATGCTACCGAGAACAAGGAGGTGCTTTTCAGCAAGAGAAAGAGCCTGGAGACCGTACATGGAATAATCGGATTCCGTACAGGCACGCCGAAGCTGGCCACAAAGAAAGGTTTCACATGGGCTGCCGTGCTGGAACTGCTCAAGAGCTTCGGAAAGGACTATATCCGAACTGTGGAGGAGCCGGCCAAGGATAAGCTGCTGGCCAATCGTGAGGACGATGCCTGCAAGGAGGTCATGGAGAAGTGCGGCGTGATCGTAAAGCAGGATGAGTCTTTCTACATCGAACCGAAAAAGGAAAAGGAGGACTGATGCTGAATGGAGAAGCAGAAAGACTTTTGCTATGATACAGTAGAGATCTGCCGGAACTGCCAAGGCAGGGGCACCGTGGAAATAAACCCTGTGTTCGGGAAAAAGAAGACCGAGATTTGCCCAATCTGCGAGGGCACCGGCAGAGTCCTTAAGCATGTGGAGGGAAACATAACGGTTGTGCCGTATGTAACTCCGAAGATTTAGGGTAAGAAAAAAGCCCGTCGCCGAAAACGGAACAACGAGCAAGTGCGCCAACACTCTGCAAAGATATGTAAAGTTTTCGGAATAGATGGCAAAGCACCACAAAAATACACTTCTGCGTATTAAGCATGTCTGCGAAATTACCCAGCTTCACTATGAAGAGGGTAATTTGCAGAAGTGTTATAAAGAGATCTGGCGGAAGTACGTCTATCCGATTTATCCGATGTGCTATCACACATATCTCTCATATATCAGGACTCCGATGAGCGAACTGAGGGAACGGGATGAGGAAGATGACCCGATGCAGCTCAGCCTGTTCTAATGACAGCGCCACGCTTGGATGCGTGGCGTTTGTCGTTTATACATACTCCTCTGAGAAGATGAACGAGAAGATTTCCCCGGTGTTGAGTGTCACCTTGTGCGGCGTTTCTACTGTTCCGTCGTTGATTGCAGCAGATGCGTCGATGCACAATGTCTGCCATGTCTCTATATCCTCGCAGATTTCCCCGTGATTATGGTCTGTTTCGGACTGTATGTGCACGAATGACCCGAACATAAGCCCGTCGCTATCCATTGGCCCTGTAAGCCCCATAAATGCGGCCTGTATAGCCTTTGTGAGCCTGAGCCTGTAGAGTGCCTGGTCTTTGTACTGTGATGACACTGTGGCAAGGGTTGCAGAAACAATGTGCATCCGGATCTGAACCTCTGCGCGCTGCGTCCCTCTGCCGAGCTTGCTCCAGATGATCGGCTGGAACTCCACGAAGACAGCCGGGGTCAGGAACGGCTGCTGTTGGGTAAGCTGGTCAACCTGTGCATTCCATAGGTCAAGCATCTTTATCGCCTTTGGAGGCAAATCAGCCTCATTTTCGCCGTCTTTCGGTTTCAGATAGACTGGTAGTCCATCCACGATGCGAACGCGTCCTAAACGGCTCGCAATGTCGTCAAATAGTCGTATTCTCATTTCTTCATGGTTTTACGGGCAAGATTCTCACTAAACCGTTGCAGTTCCTGGTTCACGATGTCGCCAAGAGCCTGCTGGACCTTTGGGTGGTCACCGATGAACTGTCTCTGAGGCATTGACATCTGTTTGGTGTGGCTGCGGACATTAAAAGTCTTACCCTTGCGTGTCTTTTTATGCTGGCGCACCTTGACAGAGAAGCTTCCACCCTCGTTATGCAGCGCCGTATATGGCAGGTCGCTGGCGAAGACAACCGCCTTGCCCTTGATGTATGACCGGATGCTGCGCCTCATTCTTCCGGACACAATCAGGATGGACCCTTTCTTTCCGGCCTTGTTTATCTTAGGGTCTTTAGTCGGGGGCCATTTCTGGTCGAAAAAGCCCTGACGATTGAAGTTCGCGTCGAACATTTCCGTCAGTTTCACACGGGCCTTTCGGAGTATCTGGGTTTCAATATCTGCCATCTGATTATATTTTTTATAGTTAATTGCATAGTTTGGTAAAATAATCCGTATATTTGCGCCAAACGCAATACTGAATGGAACACCTTATCGACATACAAAAGCCTCTGCCTTATGAGTGCCGGGACTGCAAACACTTTATTATTGGGTGCAGGTGCAAGGCGTTTGAGCAGATCCCGATAGGGTTCATCATGGACGCCGAACAGCATGATTCTGTTGTCCCCGGTCAAAACGGTCAGTTCGTTTTTGAGACCGACAAAGGACGACAGGCCATAAACAGCTATGAGCTGAGCGATATCGAGTCTTGACCCTTTTACTTCCGTTCTGCATATTTCCTTTCGATAAGTTTTCCTACCGCAGTTGCCAGTTCTCGCGGTTCTGGATTATTCAAGTACTCACTCCATGCTTCTGCTATGAATTCCGCAGTTGCAGTGTAGTTCGTCTTTCTCAAAAGCCTACTATCATAAGCGTAGTGTGAAAGATTATCTGTGATATACTGTTCGCCCTGTGCCTTTGCTGGATTAAAAATCGCCAGAAAATCCGGATCTGTTCTAAGCCCAAGTAGTTCATCGATCTTATGTCCGAACTCATGGTCAAAAATAGATTTTACAGTATCACACCCAATCGGATGATATTTATACTTGGTGTCCTTTGATGCAGCTTCGTTGAACTTCTCCGTTGTATAGTTGGAGTTAAACGCAAGTCCATTTAATCCATATTCAGATTGTCCACGTGCGGAATAGGCATAAGTCGATGAGTCGCAACCGGCCCATTTCTTGGCATATTTCTTTGCCCATGAACGCCGTTCCTCATCTGTAAGCCCAGGATATGTCATTTTGTACTTTTCATATAGGGCATCTTCAAGCATCTTGACGCGTCCTTTAACTGAACCGACAAACTTGATTTTCTCTTTCAAGTCAGGGAACTCTGAAAAATGTTTTGCCACACAGTCAAATATATCCTTGACCTGTCCGATGTCTTTCTTTTTGAATCCGTCAAGATTACACTTGACTCCAAGTGCCCTGAACTGCTCCTCGGCCTCGGCAATAGTCTTGGCTGTGAATACCGGGATAGCAGACTGTTCCGCAGCCATAGTTTCCACAATCTTCTTGACTGGCTTAGGCACCTTATTGTATGGGTGCTTCTCAGGGAACAGATTGAGGGTCATTCCAGGATTGAATCGGAAGATCTTAAGCTTCGGATCATCGGTGCACATGTCGCCCCACTTGACGGCCTCATCGCTATCGCTTACGCGGTAGTCTTCTTTGAGAACCTGGACAACCTGGCACCTGCATCGCCATCCATTCGGC